TTCTGAACGTAAACTATTATCTTTTGTTTTTTTAATTGTTAAAATAACATTTTTATAATGCTTACCATCTACTATAATGCTTTTAGTTGAATCAATAGGCTTTATTGTAATTTCATCTATTAAAACATTATTCTTTATCTCTACGCTAGTTCCGTCTTTTTCAATAATTTTAATATCTACTTTTGAAATACTGTCTTTCTTTACATCTGTTTTATCTACAATCACCTTGCGTGATGCGCATGAAGTTAATACCAAAAGTAGTAATATTAATATTTTTTTCATTATTCAATTGTTATAGTTATCTCTTTAGCTAATTGCATTTTTTTAAATAGTTTGTCAAAAGCTAATCTTGATTGACCAATATAATCAAGTGAACGTGTTCTACCTACTAAGATACAACCTTCTGTATCATGATTAGAATTTCCTGAATGTATTCGTACACCTTCAAAATTTGGAACGTTCAATAGCAAAGGTAATAATCTTTTAAATCTATTAGACTGGTTTATGATAACTTTATATTTACCTTTAGCAATAGCAGTTTCAGATTTTATTTTTACTTCTCTTTCTATATCCTCCAATGTGTAACATTCAAATTTACCGTCAACAAACAATTCGCCGATTGTTGATTTTTTTGTTCTATGTAACCTTTTTACAACTATATCCATTATCTTAATCCTTCTATATTTTGCCTTACTTCTTTTGCTCTAAGAAACGCGTTCTTTAATAGTTTCCAAATATCAACTTTAAATGTCGCTTCAATATTTTCTTTTATAGAAACTAACTCTACAAAAATTAAAAGTATCGCGCATATCTTTGTAAACATGTGATCAAATTTAAACCACTGAAACACAAATTCATTTAAAACAAATTTATCTATTACAAAAAGGAATAAAATACATATCTCATACAAAGCCATTTTTGAAATTATATTTGATAAGGTCCTACTTTTTATGCTACCCCATCCTTCTAGTTTTACACTTTTAAAAACACCGGTAAATGTATCTAATACTATAGCTGCCCCTACCGCAATTAGAAGCCCGTGAATTGGAACAAATAATAATACTAGCGATGAGAATATGTAATTTATATATTTCATTATCTACCTTGACCTCTATTTAATTTCTTATAATTCTTCGAACTTTTCAATAACGATGTTTTCGACTTAGAGTGCACTCCTGGCCGGCTAACATTTGTTTTTTCTATTTTTGAAGACTCGGTTTTCTGCTTAGCCATTTTACTTTAATTATAATCTTTCTAAACTTAAATTTGTCAATACAATATTTTCTATATAAGTATTATTTTCGCCCCATAAAGCAAATTGCTCTTCTGTTATTGGAGAATTTCCATCTGCTAAAGTTTCTAAATCATTCACCAATTCATAATAAGTACTGCAGCTTACTGCATTTGTTTGAAAAGGCATAATTCTAATATTAATTCCATTTGCTTGCTTGGCAGGATAGCCAACGGAGATAGGTTTAATTTGTATCATTTTGTTTGTTTGTTTAGTTTGTTATTCTACCAAGTTGTTAATGCTGTTCTTACCCAAGTATTTGTTGCAATACATACGTATATAAATCCTGATGTTATTCTAATTTCTCCAATATCGCCTAATGCCGTTGCGGATGCGGGGGCTACGTTTAAAGAACTTACTTTAAGTTGAGTTGCAGTAACTGAGCATCCAAAAAATGCCTGCCCCCCATCTTCCGATAAATATAAAAAATTTGCTATATTTAACACATCATTTCCGTAAACATTACTTGTACTATATATTGGAAATCCAGGGCCATTATCAGCGGCTTCAAAAAACAAGTTAGTATCAGCTTGAATAAATGCCCCAGCTCGCAATTTCACTTGTCCAGCAAAGTCAGCGCTGCCATTAATTTGTAATTTATCAACTCCGTTGTCTACCGTTGTTCCTATTAAAATTCTACCGCTACTATCAATTATTGTGCTATTACCAATAGTGGTGGTCCCTGTGAATTTTGGCAAGTAGTTAATAGTACCGGTCCCCGATAGTTCGCTTGTATTAATAAATGTTTTTAAAGAAGCTACGCTAAACGATTTGGTTTGGTTTTTAGGTCTACCGTTTCTAACTACTGTAGATGTACCTACTAGCATATCAGTACCTAATATATTTGTATTTTCTGGATAGCTATATATTATTGCCATATTTATTTTTTTAGTATACTTTAGTTAGTGTGAAATTTTTTGACACAATAGAGCTTCCTGTGGTGGCAGTATTCCATTGCGCAGTGATTACAAGAGTATTGTTAACAGTTGTATTAAATGTAGTATTATTAACCGTGCTTAATACGTAACCTTCAAATTGGGTTCCTCCATTTCTAATATAAGAAAATAATCCTCCTGACGAAATAGAAGCAACTGTAGCACCGCCTAATGTCCTAACCGTGAAATATAAGTTCATAACCCATGGCTTGGCATCTGCAGCCGCCATATCAATTATACCTGTATCTGCTAGTATTACTCCAGCTAATGTTTTAACTCGTATATGCAGAGTAGCCGAACTTCCGCAAGATAACACTCCATCTAATGCGCATGTAAAGGAATCTCCAATAGCGAACCCATTTGCCGGAACAGTTAGCGTACCAACACCGGCACCAACTATGGTTGTTTCCGCAATTGTGTTTGTAACAGGTGTACTATCAACGGTTTGTGCAAAAAGTCCAATAATACCAGCAGGACCTTGTATTCCCTGTATCCCTTGAGGACCTTGATTTCCTTGCACTCCTTGTACTCCTTGCTCTCCTTGAATTCCTTGATCGCCTTGAGGTCCTTTTATATCACCGGCGTCGAACCATACAGTTCCATTCCAACTCATTAACGAACCGTCAGATAATAAAATCCATGCGTCGCCAATATTAGCTCCAGGCATACTACCCGCTCCAGCATTAAAAGCAGCAAGATCAGCATATGACCCAAGAATAGTAACAGAGTTTCCAGCTGTTCCTTGAGCGCCTTGATCACCAGTCGCGCCTTGAACTCCTTGTATACCCTGTACTCCCTGCATACCTTGTACTCCTTGAACACCTTGCGCTCCTTGCGGTCCGGTAGGCCCAGCGGGTATTTGTCCCTCTACTAATTCAACTATACCCTGTAAAGGAAACAGTTTAGTCGGATGACCATCGTCATCGAAGCGTACTCCTAAAAGGTAGTCAACATTTGTTGGATCGGCGTGCGGGTAACTGGTTATTATTGCCATGATTATTTTTTTATTAACAATTCCACTTGTCTAAAGCAAGTTTCTTTCTTGTTGGTTCACCATTAGGTTTTTTCATAGGTCCTGGCATACCTGACATTCTAGCACAAAAAGATTTCCGTCTCTTTGCATCTTTGCTACCGGCTTTTAATTCCGATGGTTTCTTAGTAACCGCCGTTTGTAATTTACTACCTGGGTTTTCTTTTCTATAGCTAGCAACCCCGCGCGCGTTTAATCCGCCTTTAGGGTCCTTGCCTTCCTTACGAGTCCAAGCAGCCGTTTTTTTCAACGGAGATTCATCACAAGAGCATTTATGTGCCATTGTATCATTATTTGCTGCAAAGCGATTTAATATTGCTGGTCTCATTTTATTTTTTTAGAATCTAATTTGTTTGTGTTCTCCATTAACTCTACAGTTAAGAATACCACTATCATTAGCAATATCAAAAGATATTAACTGATAAATGTCTGTTTCCTTTAGCGTAGGTTTAATTTCTGCGTATTTTGCGTTGCCAGCAAGTATATCTTCATCTGAAGCTATGCTTTCTCTTTGTTCTTTTATCTCTGCAGCTAAAACCGCTTTTGTGTTATCATCTTCAGATTCTAAAATAGCTATTTGTTCTGCTGTTAAACTAACTGGGTTTATCTCCACCCAAGTTCCTTCTGTTGTTGATTGTAACTGTTTCATGTTGTTTTGATTTTTAATTTTTAATTTTTTAACATTCCTTTGAAAAAATAAGTGCCAGCATGCATTATATCCGCATAAGCTACTGCGTAAATTTTATAATCTTTTTCTTTTGCAACTTTGCAAAAATTGTAATCCTCTGACAGTAAAATGCCTTTCCTGTCTATACTAGTCGCCCAAAACTCAGTGATAACGTCGCCATTGTTTAGCGTTAACATTTCTCCTGAGTTATGTTTATATTCCAGGAAACTGGGTTTAAGATTTACTAATGTATCCCTTTTTATAAGCATCATTCCTGTTCCAATGCATTTTACCTCAAATGGCTTATCAAAGTCCGGTATTTCAGCGTTCTCTATTAAATTTATATTGAACATCCCTGAATACAATTCTAGATTGCCTTTCCCTAATTGAGACGCTATTTCAATAACGTCCCAGTTTAGTTGTTTCATTGGAACCAAAGCGCCTATTATATCTTTATCTTCTTGGATCATTTGGTGAATATCCATATAATCGAAAGACTGATCAGAGTCTATGAATAAGAGATATTCGTAATTTTCTCTTAGGAATAATTCAGTTAATATGTTTCTTGCTCTGGTTATTAAACTCTCATTGTATAGTGGGCAAAACTTAACGTTGTATCCTAAATCAGTTAATCCTTTTATACCATGAGCCAAGCTCTCCGCAAAAATACCTGAACAATTCCCTCCGTACATAGGAGTCGCTATATAAACGCTTTTTGTCATACTACTTATTAAGGTTGTTTAGCAATAAAGTTATTATCTTTGGTTATGAACGCCACTATTCTCCCTGTGGTATTAGGAGCAATAATAGGTAATGCATTTCCGCTAGTGTTTTGTCTACAAAAATACAGTTGTCCTGATATAGGCCCCCCAGCGCAATATAATGGAGACGTGCAAGACACAAGAGTTCCTGATAAAGATCCAAAAGATGCAAATGAAGTATCTCCCGCTACGCAGTTATTAAAAATGCCGCTTGCCTCGCCACCAAAAGCAAAAGAATTTTGGCTTCCAGTGCAATTTGTAAATGTTCCTGAAGCCTCCCCACCAAAAGCAAAAGATTGAACCCCGCCAATGCAGTTTGTAAATGTCCCTGACATATTTCCGCCTAATCCGTCCTCAAAGGAGTTTGCCCCCCCTTTACAGTTTTCTACTTTTAATAGGTTTAAATTGGTTTGTATTCTGAAAGCTTTAGTTCCCACATCCACGCCTTTTACAAATACGTCACTAGCGGTTATGCTTATCCTTCCTAGTGTATTAGCTGAGTTGAAAACAATGCTTCTATTGCCATCCAATGATACTAAGTCGATATATTGAGTATCCATTACGAAAGGCGCTGCGCCAAAATTGTAATTTCCAGGGGCTGCTATAACAGTAATTCTTTTTGTAATAGCTGGGGACATCGTTTTAGCAGTGTTGTAAGCTGCTATTAATCCCGCTGCGTTTTGTACATCAGTACCATCTGCTGCTGCAAATACGTACTGAGTTCCTTCTAGTCCGCCACCGACTGAGTCGGCTATGTCTTGCATAGTATACCACTTTTGCATTGCCTTTAGAGCAGCGCTACCAGAGTATGTTGTATTAGTAGTATTGTTAACCATGAAGACTCTTTCGTCTAGTGGAATTATTGCCATTTTTGTTTATTTGTTTGTTATTTTTTATTTTTAGTTCTATTTGTCGATGCATTGTAACTGAAACTACTTGCTGGTTTACCCGTTGCTTTCGAAGCGCGATCTTTAGCGCGTTCCTCAGCGGTCATTGCATTCCGTTTCTTACCTTCAGCGGTTAATGTTTTACCATCAGCTTTTAGTTGCCCTCTATCTTTAAGTAATCCTATAGCCATTTCGCGACTACCTACTTGAGCGGCCAACCGGTTTATCAGTTGCCCCTTACCCATAAATTTCTGCGTAGCCATTAATTCTTTATTTTGTATTTCTTACCACTCTCCTTTTTAGTACCTTCACCTTCGTTACCTCTATTCTGTTTTACAGATTCGAACCTGCCATCTTCATGGTCATAGTCTTTACCTTTGTTACCAGGACTTTTACGATGCATTCTCTGCGAGTGTGCTTTCTTAATTCTACGGTCATCCGTCTTAGCATAAGCCAAATCACGTGCAGCCTTAGCCTTAGTGGCTTTAGGAGAAAGTTTTTGCTCTAGTGGCGAGTTTTTTTTTTGGTTTAATGGTGAATCTATAGCAGCTTCCACTATCTTACCTTCGTTTATAGCTTTTCCAGCTTTATTAACTTTGGATGTAACTTTGTTTATTTTTCCAGCGGCACTAGCTATTTTAGTTACACTACTAATAGATTTTGCTAATTTTATAGTGCCTCCTATTGCTTTTGGTATTCTACCAATCAAAGGCAAAGCGCTTAAAGGCTCTGTAAAATCCTCTACCGTAGTTTTTTTATCACTCCACACCTTTTTCACATCTGGGTAAGATGTAGCACCTGATGGATCCGCTAATTGCACAACAGCCTTAGCGATTGGATGCTTACTACCATACTCTTCAAATGATTCTGCTCCAGATAATTTTTTGTATCCAGGCGCCTCCTTTGCTTTAGCAAGTTTAATTCTACTAGCTACGTATGGATCTTCTTTTTGTTTTATAGGTGACTGCGATCTTAATTTGAATGCCATAATGTTAAGTTTTAATATAGTTAGTATATTCACGCGTAAAACCTGTATTTTACCGCATAGTTATATAATTATTAAAGGTGTCATTAGCCTACTATTAGTATATATAACTACCTAATGTCACACTAGTTGTAAAAAAAAATATTGTAAAAAATTTTTTGTAAAAAAAAATGTTGTGACGTATAAATAAGTAAAAGGTTATATACTATTTTTTTTGCTACCCCGTATAAAGGGAAATCACTTTCGTTTACCCCATGGGTGTTTGAGATCGTGATCCGATATGTGAGGTTTGACCCGACGTCGTGAAAGCGTGGGATACTTTCGGGATTCTAGCCGGTACTATCGCGGCTGCTGTGCCGTGTACGTGTACGTACGTCTGGCTGTGTGTGTGCCGTGTGTCTCGTGTGTTGTACGATAATATGTAATAGATATGAATGTATACGATACGTGATATGATACGATACGTGTGCCGTGTGTACGTGTTGTGTACGTGGCCTGGGCCTGACCCTGATCCTGCGCTACGATACGTGACCCGACCTGGACCTGACCCGTGTACGTGATCCGATACGATACGCGGAGCGGAGCGACGCGC